ATCCAAATCTACGCTATGAGCATTGCATTTCGCAATAATTTTATTTAAACAACCAGTTTTCGTTGTATTTTCGTCGCAGGTGCAGTCGTAGACTGTATTCCCCTCTGCTCTTAACAGACGGATTACTTCGTTTTTTACGATTCTATCTTCCACAGATTCCTGTAAGATTCCTACCGCTCCACTTGCTCCTTTTCCCTGTGGACAATGCCCAGCGTGTACGTTATATGTTCCCATAATAAAATCCCCTTTCTTTCCGCAAAAAAAGAGAGCCCATCCCAAAGCTCTCAAAAATTATTTTTCCCGATACTGTAACAATTGCATTAGATATGTCCCTTCCAAATTTGTTTCATCTTTATCTAGTTTTCTTTTCCCAAATGGTACGAAATTATTCTTTTCATAAAATTGTATCAACTTTTCTTTCTCTTCACATTCCAAGTAAAAAAATTTTCCGCCAATTTCACGCTGTATATTTCGTATCCGATCAATCGACATTTGAAGAATCTCACTGCCTGAAATTAAAGTATCATTTCCCTTATCAAAATTCTTTCCGAGCTGTGCAATAAGTGGCGCTGATATAATATACTCTCCTGTTGAAACGTCATATGTACCGTGTTGTCTCACTCTTGAAAATAATTTATTACTCAACTGTTTTTTATTTACCGAAAAATGCTTCATGGCTATTGTGTAATATCCTATAAACTCTTTTTCAGCTCCTTCTTGCCAATATATCAGATAAGTTTGAGCAAATCCTCTCTTAGAAAATTCAATCGCTTTTGTTCTGCAAAAATCTTGTACATCTTCATTTAAAGGACAAACAAAAGAGGAGAGTATCTTTTTTGTTCTCTCCTCTCCCAATTGTTCCAGTATACTACTCAAATTAAACTGCTTAAACTCTGACATCTTTCTACATATCAAAGAACTCTTTGATTTTATCTCCTGTAATTTCTGTACATTTTCTCGTATATTCCACATCTTCTTTCGGGGCATTTTTCGATTTTTCAAATGCTTCTATGAAATTGCGGGCAGTTTTATTATCTCTTATATTGATTGTCTTTAAGATACTTTTTGTTGCCATGACAATCCCACTCCCTTCTTTTGAATAAATGTTGTTATTATTTTTCTTATATTATAACAAATACATACCTCATTTTTCAACTAAAAGATGGAAATAAACACATTTTCTTTACATATTGATGATTTCCTTTTGCAAAATTCAAATTTTTATCGCTTTATACTTGAATTATTTAGGTTCTGTATATGTAAGTGCCTGTGTGCTGTCTTTCATCCCTCTTGTTGTATGATCAGTTACAACACCTAAGATTACAAGCACTGTAAATACTGCATTTACAACCACAACCAACCTATTCCCAAGTTCGTTTAAATCTAATGTGTACCCAAATACTGCTGCTACTGCTTGTACTAATAGCAGTACCGCCGGAATAATTGCAAGCCAAAACCGCTTGTTTTTTAATCGTACTTCCCAGTTAATCTTTCTTGTCATTTTTCATTTCCTCCTAAAAAATCATTGAAATTAAATAGCCAGCTAACGCCGAGATAATTGTCGTAATTACCAATTCCCAACGCTGTGCCGGCTTTCTTTTTAATTCTGCTACGTCTTCATTCAATCTTTCGATTGCTTTGTTTGTGTGATGCATCTCTTTCGTAAGACCAACCATCTCATTTGCGAGTTGGTGTACCGAATCCACAATCTTTTCCACATCATTCATCCGATGTTTTAAAGACCCGATTTCATTCCTATGATCCGCAAGAGTTACTTCTACTTCTGTTTCATTCATATTTCCCTCCAAATATTTATTGCAAAATAAAAAGACCATTATGGTCCTGCTCTGATCTCCATGCCATTCAACTCCATTATTGACCTATCATCTTTTGCACTGCCTCTTTCCATCTTGTTGGTACATCCTCAATCGTGATTGTTCCATCTTTTATTTTCATAATGTAAAACAACACCATTATGCTTCACCTCCTATCATCCCTGCCATCTCCATAATTGCTCCATCCTGTACGCTTTGTACTTTCTCAAGGGCATCTAGTCTCTTTTCTTCCTCTGTTTTTTCACGGATTGCGAATGTTGCCTCCACTTTTTCATTCACAACATTAACCTGAAATAATGGATATTCTAATCTCATGTCGGTGTAATTTCCAGTTATATTTTCCTCTGACTTAAATTGTACTGCATCCAGATTTCCCTCTTTTAAAATAGCAGATGCAATCGGGTCTAAATCTTTAAATTGCTCTACCACAGCCGTAATAGCATTAAGGCTTGCTCCTTCTTTAATTGTAATCTCTGTTTTGTCTGTTAAAATCATTTTATCCATATTGTTTTAGTCTCCTTTTCCTTTTATTTCTACTTCCACTTACCTGCTACGTATACATCAATGCATGTAGTCTTTTGCTTATCTAATCCAAGTTGAACAATATATCCATCAATAGCCTGTTTACTCACACTTACGGATGGGCGCGCCGCCCAAACTATACCGTTATTCATCGCACTTGTTTGGATATTTAACACTTCTGTTGCTGTTATTCCAAATGCTAAATTCGTATATTTTGCGTGATATAATCCTGTTGTTCCAATCTGAACGAATGAAAAGTCTTGATTCTTAATAGTTACCTTCCCAAATGATTCAAAAAAACCATTTTCATATTTCTTTATGTATCCATTTGTAAATTTAACCATTTCAAAATTTGTTTTGCTCTTTAGCTCACTAATTTTCTCGTCCAACGCCTTCCCCTGCCTTGCATCTAGTGCATACCCTGCAACTGTAGTAGTCAGGTTGCTTATCACCTTCGATGTATCCAATTTTTGTGCTAATGCGTCTTTAATTGGTTTCACACCATTTTTATAAAACCGATTCAGAAGGTTTGTTGTGATTACCTTCATATATCCTCACCTCCCCTCTACGCAAATGTTCCTGCGATTATTTTATCAATATCGGATTCTGTTGCTTCTTCTGCAGTTGTCCCTGTTGGCGGTGACTGCCACGTTCCATCACCCCTCAAAAACTTATCCTGTGACCCTACTCCCGGTGCTGGCACTAGCCCTGCCTTTCCTGCTACAGATTGTGTTGCCCCAGTCATATTGGAGTATGTTGTATTGTTATCATTTCCCCATACTGCGGTACCATCAGCAGACCACTTTAAAAACTGCCCAGCAGATCCACCTGCCGGAATATGCTTATTCCCGGACGTTGTTGGATGCGTATAAGCATTTGCACCTGACGCGATTCCTGCTAGTTTTTGTTTTTCTGCTGCGGTGTAGTCATTCGACGACAGCCCTTTCCCACTTTCTTTCTTTACAAACTTCTCTGTGATTTTTCCCGAAAACTTCGTTGCAAACGAAGTTAAGTTTTCTAATGTTATGTATTTCATTTTTTCCTTACCTCCTTAAATAACTGGTCAATGATATCCTGTATTTCCTGTTCCGTAGCATCCATTTCTTCCTCACTTTCCGTATAGGTTCCTCCTATGATCGCATCGATGTCTTCTTTCGTACCTGTTTCAAAAATGCTGCCCTGCTCATCTTCATCCACATAAGTCCCCTCAATGATCCTGTCAATATCCACATCTGTTGCCACATGATACAGGTCTTTTAAGAGTTGCTGAATCTCCAATAACAATTTTCCGTTTTCTGTGGAATCAAGTATATCCTTGATATTCTTAAATTCCTCGGTAATTTTCTGTATTGCAGCCTGCACAGCTGTTACGGCTTCTGAAGTCTTTGCCTTTGCATCGTCTCCTTGGGTCTTCGCATAATTTCCTCCCTTTATTGCGTAGGCTGCTGCTTCATTTGCATTATTGATAGCTTTTTCCGTATCTTTAATTACCTTCTGTATTTTTAGAAAATATTCATCTAGTACTGTTGATTCATTTTCTGATTCCGGTCCGAAGCCGGACAAATCTCTCTCTACTTCTAATACAAACTCATATGAGGATACACTACTTTCCGCTTCTATAAATTCTAGTTGGCAGGCTACCAAACCTTGTTCTGCTAGTAATTGATTCGTTAAATCAATTGTCACAACATTACCCTTAATGTTGCAATTGTTATATACCATTTTTCCACTAGGTTTCATAGCCCAAATTCTCGCTTTAATTTCACTTGTAAGCTTACAATCCGTAACGGTACATTCAAGTTTTCTCCCTGTGTCATTTTGTATCACCGGAATTTTTTTTCGTAACGTCTTGTGTAGTAATTCAATATTGATTCTGCTTATTGCATTCAACATCGCCCCTCCTTATCCTGGTATCCATCTGACTAACGATACTCCTTTGCTTTGTTCCGGATATCGCAAGACATATGTCCAAGGGAAGTTGTAGTACCCATGTACCCATATTTCTTTCCCTGTCTGGTCTCCGCTTGCGCCTCCTGTAATGCCGCCAAATTCATTTTGGCTTGCTTCGACAAGTTGTCCATTTCCAATATGCATTGCTGTATGATTTCCTGGCTTCAGCAAAATGTCTCCTCGCTGCATTCCGCTTCCATTTGAACGATTCACCTGACTTGTCACGTCTATGAATCCTGCTTTTGTAAATACACTGTACATAGTTCCTGTTGCCGGTGTATATCCCGGTCTAGTATTTAATCCCGCATTATGATATGCCCACGACAACAAAGAAGAGCAGTCGTAGTTAGGCCCATCTCGACTGCCCTGATCATATCCGTGACTATTGTCATTTGCAATTCCAATAGCCCAATTTACTGCTGTTTCTATTACTGACATTCATCTCTCCCTCTCTAAAAAGTACTGCCTGATGCTGTTCTCCCCCCAACAAGGATTCCACTTTTGAACTGCAGATAACTTCCATCACTGAATTCTGCTGTTCCTGTTTTTCCCCCGCTGATAGAAATATTATCAGCACTTAACGACAAAAATTCTCCACCACCGATTGAACAAGAACCTTTGCCATTGTCATTAACCAACATAATATTCCCATTCTCCGAAAGAGTTAATCTAGGTGGGTTACTGCCTACTAACACATCTATCGTAATTCCACCATTGATGTACGAAATTGCACCCGTTACTTTTCCCGCTTTGTTTTTGATATATATATAACCGTTTTCTATAATGACAGAGCTTCCATCCGATGTGTTTTTACTCTCAAATCTTCCGCTTGCACTAAACCCTTTACTATCCCATCTGCCAATTTCATTTCCAGACGCATCCTGAATAGTCATCCTCCCATTCTGATTATTATATCCGCCGAGGGTAAGTGTGCCACCGTAGATTCTGTCTGCTAGCATCGTTCCCGCCACTATATAATCTGCAAAAAATCCTTTCCCAGTTCCAAACGTAGTCCAATTCCAATCTCTTCCATCTGCCGTTCTTTCTCTGGCAATTTGGAATCCCATTGTTCCTAAGCACATCGCTCCAAACGTCTCGGAATCAGGATCTAAGTCTTCAAATAACATCGCCCTTACATTTTGCTTTTTTGCAATTGTCGATTGCGCTCGCATCTGTGTTTTAACTGCATCCAATATCCCTTGTACTTGTGTGGCCACTACCGTTCCATCTCCACGAATAGCACCTTCTACACGATTAATCATACCGGAAACATCATTAAAATAGTTATACTGGAAACTTCCTAACACAACAGATGTTACCTTCTGTCTAATTGAATCATATTCCAGTTCAATTACCCTTGCATCTGTTACGATTTCAAGATTGCTATTCCTGCAATGTATTGTATCTCCTAGGCTCACATCTTCCAATATCACATAGTCTTTGTACTGCTCTGTATTTTTTAATAAAATCATGTCAGCTTCAATTGTAACTACTGGCTTGTCCAATCCGGAATCGAATTGTTCTTTGCATTTTTTTATCAATGCATCATCTAATTCTTCTTGATTATTGCAAATAATAATCCCTTCTGTATCATTTTCTCCCTGAATGTCAGAAATCATTTTTACATCCTCGAATGACATCGTTACGCTTTTTACAACGGGGTACTTCCCTATCAGATCACTATCTATATATCCTGTTCCTGACAATTTATGTCCATTAAACGCTTTGGGATAGATACGTGTTGCAACAGCATTTACATCAATCTCCTCAGATAAACCATCAACAGAAATATTCTTTCCATATCTAAGTTCTACTCCGTTATCTATTCCTATCCGATCATTAATAACTACTGTAAAATTATCAAATAAGATTTCTCCTCCCCAACGATTTACAAAACTATTGTCTTGATTCCCATTAATCGCCTCAATCAGATTCATGTACTCATAATACGCCGTTGATAGTATTGTTATATTTGACTTTCCTGTATATTTGTTATTCGGTGATGTCATAATATCCAAAGCCTGTTGTCCATTCTTTTTCGTCGGTCTTATGTCTGTCAAAAAGCAATCATCCTTCGCATCAAAAAAAATCGGTTCAAGAGTTGCAGCAACTCCCGAATCCGACTTGCGTTTCTTCTTTATCCGAAAAAGCTGTTCACCATTAAAAGAAGGCATCTTTACAACTGCATTTTCCTTTATATATCTCCAACGTTCTTCTTTGTCAATCGGATGTTCAATTTCAGTTTCCCACGCACCATTCATCACAACGTGAACAGTTGCTTTCGAGGGTATCAGAGTCATATCTCCATTACATTCAAAACTCTTATTTTCCGCTTTGTATAATTGTATCATTATAAACACCTCCAGTTCGGAATCACCGTTATCTTAAAACCTTTTGACGCACGGATTATATTTTCTCCTTCTACCAAGTACATATCTTCATATTCCCCTGTAATGGATGTGTTTATTAGCGTTCCATCTTCACGATACGCTAACATTCTATCCGTATCAATCGTCATATTCTGCCCGACATTTACAGTTATTACTTTTCCATTTACGGTTATGCTACAAGTGCCCTCTCCGGCAATTTTATATATTGGATGAGCCACCTCATAAGGATTATATATTAGTTCTTCTACATTATATTCTCGTATTCCATCCAAAAGATATGTATACGGATCACATAAAAATAATGCTTTAAATGTCCACCCCACTTTCGCAACTCTTCCTATATCATCAATAGATACATTTTTAACTTTAAAGAAAACACTTGCATCGTCTGAAAACACAAGCACATTCGCACCACTGAGTAACCATTTTTTTATCTTACGGTATTTCATTCCCCCTTCTTCTGGATCTGCTATAAAATTCATTTTGATAGGAATTTCGATATCTTCATATTCTCCATCTGCCTCAATCAAATCTCCACTTCTCCCCGGAATAGAAATTGATTTGTATCTTTTTTTTGGTGTCGGAATATGCGGACGTTCTGAAATCTTAACTTCAAGTGAATCAGCTGCAATTCCTCCATACTCAATATCAAACATATTTTCCTCCTCTTGCCGATGTATATCTTTTTTGCATATTTGAAATGCCATTTGATGCGGTCTTTACAATATACCCTTTAAATTGCTCATTCCCCACCATCACCGTCACATCGTTGTTTACATTTACAGATTGATTGGCCGCATAAGCAATTTGAGGATTCATAGATAAACCTCTACTTAAATCTCCACTCATCGTCTTCGATACTGCGCTCACTGCTTTTTCCAACACAGGCATATTGCTATATATTCCTTTCGCCAAACCATTCATCATATCCGGCATCCATGTTTCGTACTCCCTGAGCGGTCCTTCATCTGGTCTTGAAAAATGCAAAAATGAGCGAATTTTTTTTGCCACGCCTTCTACTGCATCTGTGACTTTAGATATCATCGACTTAATTCCATCGATCAATCCTTGTATAAAATCTTTCCCCCATTCCAATGCTTTTCCTGGCAAGGATGTTATAAAGTCTATTGCAGACTGGAAGCCGTTTTTTACAACTTCCCCCAAGTTGCTTAAGATATTTTTGATTCCAGATACCAGATTCTTAAAAGTATTTATTGCGGATTCTTTTAGATTATTTGCTGTGTTTACAACAAAGCTCTTTATGCTCTCCCACACTTGTGATGCTGTTTGTTTAATGTTGTTCCAAATTTGGCTTATTACATCCCGAAAGCCCTGTAGCAAAATTTGAGCCCTTGTTACCAACCCATCCACTAAAGATGCTACTACCTCTTTAATTCCAGACCATATCTGGTTTGCAGCCTCCTTAATATTGTTCCAGATATTTTGTGCGTCTAGCTTTAGCTGCTCAAAATTCCCAGTGACTAAGTCTATCAGTAATAAAACCGGACCCAGAATTGTATTTTTTAATAATTCCCAAGCTCCAGATGCAATAGAAACAAGTCCAGACCAGATTCCCTGTATTGTTGTCACCATATTTCGAAATAGTGCCTGTATCGTAGAAACGATTGCAACAACAATAGGATTCTCCATAATGGTCTGCCATGTTTGTATAAAAAAGTCTTTTACCTGCTGCCAGATTCCAGCCCACCATTCTGGTATTGCTTGAAACTTTTCGACCAGACTATCCCATGCTTTTGGAATCGTCTCTGTAAAAAATGAGCAGATTGCAGAAATGACACTGTGCACAGCATCCCTAAACCATTCACATTTTGTGTATAAGAGAATTATAGCTGCAACAATAGCAGTTATAATCGCAATGACCGGATGCCCTTGTATTACAACGAACAATCCTTTTAGCATTTTACTTACCGTAGTGACAAGCTTGCTAATCAGTCCACCTAATGCACTCATTTTAGAAAAAGCTAGCGATATAGACGAAATTCCCATTGCCACTTGTCCGATTATCATTAACAATGGACCTAGCACTGCAATAATTGCACCTATAACAACAATAGCAGTCTGTACCCCCTCTGGAAGAGCCGAAAATTTGTTTACTAAATCGGTGATAAATTCTGCTACTTTCGTAATCACCGGTGCTAATTTGCTACCAATTGTAATCGCTGCGGTTTCCAGAGAACCTTTCATTTCTTCGATTGCTAGAGACCCTTCTCCCATCTGCGAGTTGGCGAGTCTTTGCGCCGCTTCTTGGTCGTTTGTAGCTTTTATATAAGACGCTAGTCCTTCCGAACCGCTATTCATTAGTACAGTTGCTGCTCTCGTTGCGTCGGATCCAAAAATTGTCTGCAACGCGGCATCTCTTTGTGCAGATGATAAACTACCAAGCTTGTTTTGCAGTTCTTGAGCCATGTCAGATGCACCAAGAAGATTTTCGCTCGAATCTCGTGTTTGGATTCCTAGATTGGTTATCATTTCAGCTGCTTTGTCTGTCGGTGCCGCCAGTTTCTGCAACATTGTTTTTAAAGATGTTCCTGCATCACTTCCAACAATTCCGGCATCCGCAAACTTTCCCAACACAGCAGTTGTCTCTTGCATGCTCCATCCTGCGTTATATGCTTGTGCGGACACTTGCGCCAGCCCTTGCGTCAACAGCTCTACATCTGTAGATGATGATGCTGCTGCTCCTGCTAAAGCGTTTGCCGCCAATGCCGACTCCTCTGCCGAAAGCCCGAATGCACCCATTGCTTGAACGACTACATTTGCCGCATTTCCTAAGTCCATTCCGGAAGACGCCGCCAAGTCCATTGTTGCTTTCAGAGCACCAGTTTTAATGTCTGCTTCTGTTAATCCACCTTTTGCAAGCTCTGTAATTGCCTGTCCTGACTCTTTTGCAGAAAAAATAGTCTCTTGTCCTGTTTTAATTGCTAAATCTCTAAGCTCGCCCATTTGTGACATCGGCATATTAAGTGCTCCTGCCGCTTGCGACATCGCACTTTCAAAATCGTTTGCCGTATTGACAGACACTGCACCAAGTCCAGCCATAGCCGCAGAAGCTGGCATGATGGCTTGTCCTGCGCTTTTCATTTTACTTCCTACTTTGCCCATGACGGCAGATACCTCTTCAAGTGCTGCGCTTCCACTTCCGGCAGTATTTTTTAATGTCTTAAGATGTTGCTCTGTTTCAACAATTTCTCTTTGAAGAGCTTCATACTGCGATGTACTTATCGGATTACCGAATTCATCACTAGTCTCTTTTGCTTGCTTTTTCAATTCTTTCAGATGGCTATTGGATTCTTTCAACTCCGATTGAAGTTTCTTATATTCCTCCGTGTCAATATCTCCAACATCTTCTAATTCTTTCATTTTTTTCTTCAATTCAGAAATAGAATTTTTGGTTTTTTCCATTTCCTGTCTTATCGGTTCATAAGCCTTTTCCCATGCATCGTAATTTTTTACGCTTTCTCCAGCTTTTTTATTTGCTTCTTTTAAAACCTTTAACTTATTGTTTGTTTCTTCAATCTCTTTTTGAAGTAAATTATGCTTTTGTGCTAGCAAGGTGGTATTAGACGGGTCTAATTTCAGAAGTTTATTCACATCTTGTAAACTTCTTTGAGTGCTGTTTAAACTACTTTCTACGCCTTTTAACGCTTTATCTAGCCCTGTCGCATCGCCATCAAGTTCAATTGTTATCCCTTTTATTCTTTTTGACCTATCAACACCTCCTTATAATCTATCAATGTCTTCTTGAGTTCCCATCACAGGATACTCATATTCGTCGTTTTTCATCTCGATAAACATATCGTTCACCATCCCAATACTGAGAAGTTCCAAATCAGAAATAGAAATACCACACTGAACACACCGAAGCATGAACAATGCGGTATTGACCTCCCTATCTATTTCTCTGTCTTTTTTTTTGCTGTGGACATTTGCTTGTTTTCCAATCCCCACATTTCTAAGATGTCCGGAAGAACTTCATAAATGCTAAACGTTTCAAACTGTTCTAACCAATCGTCAATTTCCGATGGCTGGTTTGGATCTCCGTGCTTATGCATCAAAAATGCAATGTTCTCAAACATCTCTAGCGAATCAATCGGAAGAGTGCTTTCTGTATCTTTTTCAGACTCTTTTTTTATTTTTTCTTGTAATGCCACCTGTTTCTGTAATTTCTGCATATCTACAAAGACATCCCGCCCAAATTTTAAGCGATACATCCTTGGGATTGCTGCAGAACTTTTGAAGTTGCATTCAATCCCACTAATTGTAAGTGTCTTTCTCATCTTGTTCACCTCTGTGCTAATTCATCATTTTTTTTATACACTTTTGTAAACCATTTATCTTTTACTTTCGCATAACTTTCTTTTGTTGTTTTGGCTCTAACCGCTCCATCTGCAGATGCCGCACAAGAAAGAGTCACAGTATCTGTATCAGGCTCTTTAGAATCCGATGTAGTCTTGGCTTCAAGATTTGGTCTTGTGGCCGTACAATTGTAGAACCAAAAAAGTGTAGGTTCTGTATCTCCGTCAATCTGTAGTCCAAGCGCAAACTCTTTTGCTTCGACATTGGAATTTTCAATCAATATTCCATTTTTATCTTTCTCTTCTCCTAAGATTTTTTCGCGGAATTCGTCAGTGATCAACGCCATTTCCAAATCACCCTCGTATCCACCGTTCGATGCAGCTACATAGTATTTTATTCCATCTGCATAGAATGGTGTTAATTCTCCTTGCTGTTCGAGCGAAATTGACACAGCTCCCGGAAGTTTAAACGGTGCGTCATAAGCTCCACCTCCCTGTTTTAATGCAATGTGTACATTGCTAATGTTAAATTTTACTTTACTCCTTAAAATACCTCCTATATTTCAAAAATCACTAGAATCATTTTTTCTGATTCAATATAAGTTTCTTGTTTTTCGTAATAAATTTTGTTTGCTGTCAAAAAATCAGCAATCTTTTTCTCTGTAATTGGGTCTTTTTTGTCACAGTACAGTTCAATGTCGATATCTTCTATTTCATGATACACAATTCCGTCAGCGGAGAAGTTGTCACTCCCCATACCTTGCAAGACGATGTACGGACATTTCGGAACGTGACCCTCTGCAAAATGGCTGTATGCTACTTGGAACCCGAGATTTTTTAGACCCTCTACTAATTCTGTTAGCATCATCTTCCCAATCTCTCCTCTATTCGTTTTTCAAATTCTTCATTGCACCACTCTTCAACCGGCTTAATATGTACGATTGCTTTCGCTCTCCCTCCTTGTCGAAGCTGATGTCCGCGCTCCAACAAATGTGTAAGTCCTGGTTTCATTTTGTTGTGAATGATATTTGATGATTTACTTTTCTTTGGACGTTCAGTTTTTACATACCAACTATCAGCGTAATGCCCTTTTCTACTTCCTTTTCCTCTTGGTGATGTGCTTTTTAAAGATTTTACACCATCTTTTGCAACTTCTTTCGCTGTATTGTGAAGCGTTTCCGTTGCTTCTTCGCTATATTTTTTTAATTCATCCAAAATAGCATCTGCAAGTCCATCAACTTTCACATGTTTACCACTACGTGCCATCTGAATTCACCGCCCTTATTTTTACAATATCATTTTTAAATTGTATGTTGTCAATTGTCTTGATATTGAATACCTTCTTTTTCCAAACGATTCGATAGTTTCTTGTATCTATCTCATCAAAAAATTTCTTCCACCTACACACAAAATCAACTGTATTTTCAGCATTTAATGTGGCAGCCTCCCAGTATTCTTTTCCAGACAATCCATTCATGTACGCATAAGTCTTTTTAAAAGGTTTCCATTCTTCTACCGGATTTCCAATACTGTCATAGTTGTGCGATAGCTTTTCGATGCTTATCTTCTGTGTGTATGCCCCAGCATCCATCAAACCACCTCCGAATCAGGTGTAGGTACTAGATTCGTTCTGTGCATGCCTAAAATAGCATCAACTACGATATTTATATTACTTTTTTGTATCGTCATCGATCGATTATCCCACATGTCCGAAATTAAAGTAAGCACCGCTATTGTTAAATCTTCATGCTCATCTAATTTATCTTGCGTGAGACCTGTCTGACTTTTGCAAAATTCAATAGATGCCTTTTTCATAGCTTCCAATAGAGATATATCCTCATCTTCTAAATTATCCGCATCTTCCCTAATGTGATTTAGAATCGTTTCTTTCGTGATCTCGCTTACTTTCATTTCCCACCGCCTTTCTTATCGGTTTTAAATTCCAACAATCAACAAAAGGTGCAATAGCTCCAATACATTCTATTACACCTCATTTATTTATCACCTATCCCATAATTCCAGCCGCTTTCAATTTCGAAATAATTTCGTTAATTGCCGTTTTGTTGGCATCTGCAAGCGTAGCAATCTTCTGTACCTCCGCTTGTGCAAACTGCCCACCGATTGTTCCTGCGTTCTGTGCAGATACTGCTGCAACTGCACCGGCTTTCTTAACTCCTCCAATAGCACTTCCTGCCGCAGGCAATGTATACTGTACTCCTGCTCCTATTGCAGTTCTTGCGGCTTCCTGAGACACTGCCTTCATAACAGATTTTCCCACGTCTGTAGCTCCGTTTAGGGTATCTACTGTAATCCCTGTTTGGCTTACCCCTCCTGATATCGAATCCCAATTTTCAGCCATGTAGCTAATTACGTCCGCAATTGTTTCTTCTTTTATATCTTTCTCATTCCCACTGCCTTTTATTGCAACAATGAGTTCTTTTAATGCTTCGCTAATCGTCATAATTATGCCCCCATTTTAAGCGCAGCTAACTTCTGTTCGTTTTCCACTTTAGAGTCAAATTCCATCCAAGCCACGACTCCTACTGCGTGCTGTGTTGCGTATTTCTCGCGTAGAACCTGTACTTCCATTTCCTCTGTGATTTTAACTGCGAGCCCAGACATATCGCCGTAATAGATTGCTGTTGTGCTCGTTGTCATATCTTTCATGTTGTCGGAAACGTATACGGGCTTTCCAAGAAGCATGTTGCCAAACGCAGATGTTGCATCATCTTGTAAGAGATATCTGCCATTTCCGTCTTTCAATTTTCGGATAGCTGCTCTTGTCTTAGAAGACATAATCCATACTGCATCCTGCTGAAATGCATCTTTTACCGCAGACTGCAAGTCAATCAGTTCGTCCGCTGTGATAGCATCGCTCTTCTTTGCAGTAACAACATTTTTTACTTTGCTTAATCCATCTACTTTAGAAGCTGTTCCATTAAGTAACTGACCTTCTACCCATCGAGCGATGCTGTATGCCATATGGTCAATCACGAAGCTTACAATGTCAAACTGACTGTTGTTGATCAAGGATTTTGAAATAAGCGTAAGAGCACCTGCAAGGAATCCTTTCAAATCAATAGAACCGAATTTTCCGGCACTGGATGTAAGTTCTGTAAATTCTTCGTGATATCCAACTGTGATATCATTTTTATCCTCTAATGGATAGTACGGAATGGAAAGAGTGCCTTTCACATTGTACTTTGTTGATTTCTCAAGAACCGGGCAGATATCATACACTTTTTTGATGATTTTCTGCGCAATTGCTTTTGGAACAACTGCTCCGTTATCCCCAAAAGTAAGATTGGCGGCGCGATTTTCTGTCACTGTTCCACGAAGGAAATCAGCGAACACTTCCTCTTCTGCTCTTTCCTCTGTATCCTCTTCCTCTTCCTCGGCTCTTTCAGTCATCTTCTCAGCCATCTTGTTCAGAATCTCGATGGTTTTGTCGATTCTGTCAATCTCTGCAGAAATTTCATCTGCTCTTTTTTCCTCTTCTTCTGTAATAGCTCTCTCTTCTGCTTCGAGCGTAGCGTTCAGCAATTCAAGCTCCTGTACGAGTTCTGCTCTTTTTTCGTTTAATACCTTAATATTTTTCTTTTTCCTTAGACATTTCCTCCATATTTCTTAATCATGTTTTTTAGTTTACTGTTGTCCGGTTTAGTTTCCGGCTCTTTTTTATCTTCAAAACCGATATAATCGGCTTCAAATTCTTCTGCACGGATTTCGAAGGTTTCTTCTCCATTCTCTCCGGCTCTTGTTTCCACCGTAGTAGATGTGTACCACGGCCTCATTGTGTCATCAATTAAAGACACTTCCTTTAGTGTTAAATCCGAAATCGTTCTTACTGGCATTCCGTTTCGGTCTGCTCTTTCCTCGGTTGGATTCGTAAACCCAAATGACCAACCACGAAGCCTTTTCTCTTTCGCTTTCTGCACAACTTCCGGATTGTCAATCTCAGCGTGTGCTCTCAGACCAATAGCATCTTCTCTGAGCGTAAGATTAGATTTTGTTCCACCCAGCATCTTGTCCCATTTGTGATTTAGAAGAATCTTTACCTCGTCCGCTTTTGCGATCGCTCTCCTGAATACCCCAGGAGCTATTCTTTCAATGAAATATCCTCCTTTTCGGTCTGGGATTGGTCGGCTGTCTCTGTCTGCAACGTTGACATATCCGTCAATGATGACTTTTTCTCTGTCTCCATCTGCTCTAATTTCAATTCTTGCCCTTCTTTCTCACCTCCTAGCCTATTAGACTGATTTGTATTAGGTGTATATACCACTTTCGTTTTTGGGTCATACAAGACGTCTTGCAGTCCTAATTTGATAAATTCTAATCCAAGTGGTTCCATGTTTTCTTTTTCACGCACTTCATCCACTTGCATCCATCCAGTTTCGATTGCTTCTTTATATGCACCAAAACGCTTGTCAGCATCACCTTTTGTAAGTTCGTATGTGTCTGCTGCAAAAAAGTAGTCTTCTTTTTCAGCTTCTAGTAGCATGGATTTGTTTAACGCTACCATAAAAGCACCAAGGAAAGCATTTACGCAATATTTTATAAATGCCTTATCTCCTTGCTCAGTTCCGATATTATCTGGAACACCCAGGATTGTGCGAATTTCTTTTGCATTCGTCTGCTTATTCTCATTTAACTGCATCTCCACGGATGTATTAGAGGCTTCCTGGAACTCTAAACCATTGTTTAGAATAATTACATTTTCCGTATTATTGCTATACAGTTTTCTCCACGCTGCCTTCAACTTGTCCATAGCTTCTTGAGTCAGATTCTTTGCAGATTTAACAAATCCTTTCTTATTTCCACCCGTCTTTACAAGTCCTTCCTCGTATTTCAGCGAATTATAAGAAACGCTTAGAATTTTGCTGTTTTCCTCAACTATACCAATCCCTTTCATTCCATCTCGTGTGTTCCGCAACACTCTTACGAATTGTTCCGGGAAATACCTTTTTCCCTGTACCAACAACGCATATTCTTTAAATATCACATCTGTGTTTGGTGCATAAGATACGTAATCAGAGCGAACATACCGTAGCGACCGTATATCCATTCCAACCCAGTCCACATAGATATTCCCATCCCCATCAAGCAAATAATCTTTCACAAGTGCCTGTTTCATCATGTTAGCATCGAGCGTATCCCCAGTATCTTCGTTCAACAGGTGTGTTCTCCAATCCCCTTTTACTTCTTCTACTCGTTTTGCGCCACGCTTGTACAGCTTAATCGGCACATTAGCGACCGTTTCCGCAATTTCATTTACCGCTCCAGCCAGTGCCGGAATCTGCATTGCTTTTTCTCTTGTCATTTCATCGTTTCCGAGTAATGCTTTTAGCAACGGTTCTGCAATCGCCGATTCATCAATTATATTTTGCGGTTCTGCTCTTTCCTTTCGTTTAAAAAATTTCCTTAAGTTTCCTCCTATCCATGCAATATTTTATTATTTAGTAAAATCAGAGCACCTACCGATTTGATAGATGCTCTGATTATCGTATTGTTAATTAAGTGCTGGTAGATACTCCTCTATAATAAGAAATATCTTTTTCGTAAAATCTGTTAATTTTCCATTCATATTACGAATAGTTTCTTCTTTCCATTCATAATATTCTTTTGCTGTCATTTTTCTGGCTTCTATAATAATTTCTGCTATCTTAGGTATACATTGTTCGAAACATTGACCTTCATTCATCTTATGCCACCTCCTGATACACAACTTTGCATTTGTTGATATTGCCATTCGATAGACGATACTCAATCATGGTAGGATAACCGTTCTCTTCAAGCCATTCCTTTGCTTTCTGTAATACAGAATCCTTATACTGCACTGTAACACCGTCATGCCCATTTCTACTATAAGCAGTTTTTACAATCTCTTCCGTGAAGATATCCAATTTCTGAATAATTGCACTTATGGCTTTATCATGGGGTCTGCCACTCTCTGAAAATATTCCGAGTTCTTTCGCCATTGTAGTGCAATCCCACAAAGCTGGAACGTCCGAAATCAATGGTACTTTTACTGGATACCCATTGTCGGAATAAATGCGAACAATTTCGGCTGCTATGTACTTGGAATCTACCCCTGCGTCATGCAATGCACCTTTGATGTTCTTTACCATTTGGTTTACTGATGGAAGTTTTTCCTTCTTGTCTTCTTTCTTCTTTGGCACTTCATAATATCCTGTTTTACGGAGAGTTGGAAGAACTTCATCTGTAACCCAGTCTGTGAATTTCTCTGCATTTGGCTTACGACTCTTAAATACCAATTTATAAACTCCACTTTCTGTGAGGAAATTCTCTCCCGCATTATTCAATTTTCGGATGTTACTATTAGTCACATCCGAATTTCTGACCTTAATAACCTGTTTTTCATTCATCCTAGATACGGCTTTTCTTACAGCCTCACCACTAAGCTCCAAACATTCACCCACATGGTATGGATTAAATAAAACTTCTCCATTCAATTCAAATACTTCTACTTCGTGTTCCTCAAAAATCATTAAATCATTCATAATAAAAACTCCTTTCAAAATTGTCTTGAAAGAAGTTCCGTTCTGCATTATAATATTTACAGAAGGAAACTTCTTAGCAGAAACGCTCGTTGACTTGGTAGGTTGGTCGGGCGTTTCTTATTTTTCTTTTTTCAGACTTTCGTGTAGGTCATTTACCATTTCTTCAAGCAAATCTGTTTTTGTTTTTCCAGTAATCTCTGAACATTCTTGAAATTTTCTCACAGTTGTTTCTGTTACCCTTAATGCGATTTGTTTATTCTTTGGTTCTTTTCCTACAATCGGTCTTCCTGTTCTCGGCGACATATTCTTCACCTCTCTTTTATGCCTAGGCATAATATAATATATGTCTAGGCAAAAGTCAAGAGGTTTTTCAAAATTTCCACCCTACCTATGGAATTAAAATAAGACACAGCCTTTCGCCATGTCTTCCGGTACTTTTGGGGAGGTCAGGAACGTACCCTGACAGGACTTCTCCCCAGTCTTCAATTAAATTCATTCGTATTTTCCTCCTATCCTACCTGTACTATAAAATCATCAGAACCATACATCACATATTGTTGTAGCAAGTACATTGCATTGATAAGGCTTACTACCATGTCGACTTTTCCCTCTGATTTTTTCTTGTTCACATACTTATTTCTATTGGTGTCTTCCGTACACCTTGCATTTTGAAAGTTGATTTCCAACATTCTGTTTGACATATAGCAGAATTGCCGTTCCAGTATCAACTCTCTCAACCATTTGGTTGGTTGATGCAATACAGAACTGTGCTGCTTGATTTCTACACATTCATAACCATCTTCTTCCAACTGCTGCACAGTTGCTAATGCGTTCCATTTGTCATATCCTATCTGTTGAATTTCAACACCGTATTCACTTTCAATCTCAACAATCTTATTCTTAACGAATATATAATCAATCACTTCATTTCCACAAGAGAAGCAATCTCCATTCGCAATCAAGCGCTTGTAATCAACGTGTTCTTTCTTGCTCTTGAACTCCACTTTATCTGTCGGAACAAAGCCAAAGACCTTTGCATAAACAATTCCGTCAACGATTGTTACCATTGCGAGAGCCGTATTGTCATCCGTCTGCGACAAGTCCAAGCCAAGCCATACTTTCTTTCCTCTCCAAAACTCTTTGTTGTTCTCAATCCTACACAGCTTTACTTTTTGTATATCTATGTATCCCTCAACTCCAAGCCCTTTGTAAAGGATGTTATTGTGCTTGCATAAGTAATTCTCTCGCTTATTCTCATACAGAACAGCGATTGCACGTTTCTTAACAATCTCATCAAAGATGTATCCATGTGCATAAGCTACCGGATTACTCTGGTAGATACATAAATCGTTCGTCTGCCATTCTTCACCAATTTTTAATTCATCGTTTGGTTCGTAAAGCAAAGCGAATGTTCGTCTATCATCCAGTAATCCGTCAAGCGTTTTCTTGGCAATGTCTATCTCGTCTATCATGGAATTGTCATCATTCGGATATTGTGTGCTAATGATAATCCCGAGCTTATTGAACAATGTGATTTGAGAGGATCTCATAGCCTCAATCGGATATTCGTCCATCGCCCCACATTCATCCGCCAGGAACGCATGTGCCATCTTTCCATCCATACCGTCATTTGAATATGCAAGTGGTGTATACTCGTTGTCATTCAAAAGACAAATGATTTGACTTCTTAAAATTTTAAATGCCGGCTCGTCTTCGTCATACAACGCTGGGCTTACCTTTATAATTTTCCGAATCGCTAATTTCAACTCGGAAGAAAGTGCCAAATCAGGAGCTACAGAAAAGAATCGAGAGAAGTCCGGTTCTGTCAGCATTAAAAGTATAAAAATAATCGCACTATTGAATGTTTTAAAATTCTTTCGTGCGATTTCTAATACTGCTGTTGTATAAAATCTTATATCCCGCTCTGTATTCTTTAATTTTGTGCAAAGCGTTGCCACGATAAACAGCCATGCATAATCTTCCAATCCATCGTATATCGAACATCTCAAATCTGGATGTACCATAAGTTTTAACAACTTACATATCTTTTCATAGGATTTCTCATCAACAAAAGCATCTTCATCGTTCCCATCTGCTATCTGTAGCCAACTCTTACATTGCTTTTTAACATATATCGGTGCATATCCTACGTTTTCCTCGACACACCATTTGGCATAAACGTAAGCCTTTCCATCCTTAACCACTTAATGCCTCTTTCAATGCATTGTTTTTCTTTTCTGGTGTTTTTGGAATGCTCCGTAGAGCAGATGCGATCGTCATGACGTTTTCTTTTTCAATGTCAAATAGCATCTTTCTTTTTGCCTGTATTTGCTTATCGTAGGATATAAGCTGTTTTGCAAGTCCGTCTTGTAATTTCAGAAACTCGACAAACTCCATTTCATCGGAACGCATTTCTAACTTATCCATCAATTCTTGTGCATGTTCTCTTTTCTCTTCGAAATCCGCACACTCCGCAAGCGTTAAGCAGTACCTGTTGATTACACTTCCGTATAGGTCATCGCTCTTATCGATTCCGGATAATAATTTTTTGACTCTCAAAAATTCCTGATGTGCTTTCGGATTATTTTTCACTTCTTCCGACTCTTTTAATTTCATTCCGGAAAGGAGAGAATTTTCCGCTTGCTCCCTGTTCCGTAATTCTTTTTTTGTTCTATGCGATTTGCCTTCCAATTTGATTACGCTTGCTGGCTTTGATGGTCTAGCCATATAAATTCCTCCTTTCCTTTCTCATTTTGGGAATAAATTATAAATCATGATGGGGCGTCGGTGTGGTGAAATTGTCTGAAAATTCATTTCGAACCCCGGGCGGGTACCCTAGCAAACTGGAAAATCGAAGTTTTTCTCTTGTTCTTTCGCAATTCGTAGCAACTCGCGTCTATCTATATCGCCTTTTTCTGCCATCTCATGATGCCTAGAGCACAATGTAATTAGGTTGTCATCGTCTAGTCTCTTCTCATAGTCCTCTACCAACGGAACTATGTGGTGCACAGATGTATCCTCTGTTTCATATTGTCTACTAGGGTTATGTAATCCTCTTGCGCATACTTGACAGCAATAGTTATCTCTGAATTTTATATCCTCTCTTTTATCTTGCCACTTCTTAGAGTTATGGAAAGAACGAGATTGTTTACTTTTTTCTGTCCTATATGACTGTCTCTCTCTAATCTTCTGTTCTTTCTGTTTGCACACATATTTGCTATCGTGAATTCTTCCGCAATAGCTACAAGACTTTAACATATCATCACCTCTTCAATTGCAGGAGAAGGAATCGAACCAACATTTCTAGATAAGGAGCCTAGCGAATTACCATTACTCTATCCTGCCAAATCAAATTAATAAAAGCCGCAACAAATTGTTGTCTGCTGCCGCTTTCGTGTTTGTACACTTTTCGTTTTTACCATACTAGCACATTTTCCCGTGACATTGAGTGACATTTTTATAATTTATCAAAATACCTTTTATGTCGTTGCTTACAATTGTCTTCTGTGTACTTTATTTTTCTCTGTGGGAAGATTTGATTCATTTGCATAGCTACTTTATACCATGGAAGATCGTCTATGTAATAAAATCTCAGCATCATCCTCAATTCACTTTTTTCAATTTGCTGTATGTATTCTTCCACTTGTGTTTGTTTCTCTGACAGATCTGTTTCTAACCGTTCCAATTGATCTATTTTCTTTATGTATGCGTTTTTCTTTAGCTCGATTGTCATCCGTGGTTTTCCTTCAACTCTTGCCGTTCCAAGTGATTTTCTTCCTTTCTTTCCACGGGATACTGTATCTATTACAGTTTCTTTATTGAGTTTTTCCAACGCTCTTTTATCTTTCTCTATCCTTCTTCGTAAATCTTTTATTTCCTCTTTCATATCTGCGTACTCAATTAGTATTGTTCTGTCCATCGGTAATCGCTCCCTTCAAGTCAACTCCCCATTTCGTCAGGCATTGCTTCACTCCGTACACATTACGTACATCGTGTTTAAATGCCCTCTTCGCACTTTCTGACGGTCCTCGCTTTATAATATCATCAAAGGTCTTTTCCTCATCCAGCTTTGCTTGCTTCCGTGTTCTTCCATAGCTCAAATTATCACTTCCCTGCAAATTTTACATTCTGAACATATAATTTCTAAAGACTTTCCATCTGCCATGTGCGGATATCAGCACAGATTGTCACAGATATGCTCTGCAAATTCCGTTGTTATCTTGTCCATCTTTGTTTCGTATTTGTTCATTTTCCTGATTCCTCCTTAATCCGTTTTATCCTTGCTTTCAAACTCTGCATCACGTAATTCTGCACATCATCTTTTCGTTCCAACGCCTGTACTACATCTTCGTCTCTTGTGCCATCACATACCAACTGATGAATGATTACCTTCTCCGTTTGCCCCTGCCTGTGCAGCCTTTTATTTGCCTGGGTATACAGTTCGTAATTCCAAGTGAGACCGAACCAGATTACATGGTTTCCTCCGTGCTGCAGGTTCAACCCATAGGCACTGCTTGCCGGGTGCGTCAGAAGAATATCAATTTCACGATTATTCCAGTCATCCTCATCCTGTGTGGTCTTTAACTCTCTTACGCGTAACCCTGTCTTTGCGAGTGCCTTTAAGACCCGTTCCTTATCATGCTGGAAATTATAAAACACTAATGCCGGTTTTCCCTGAAGAGATTCCACCAGTTCCATGAATGCCTCAATCTTGCAGTTATGAATTTCATGCACGTTTCGATCCTCGTCATAAATCGCACCGTTCCCAAGCTGCAGAAGTTTATTGCTCAACGCCGCTGCACTTGTCACACTGATTTCTTCTTCATCCTCCGGAAGTGCCAGCACCATTTTTCTCTCCAGTTCCTGATATGCCTTTCTTGCTTTTGTATCCAGGGTAACGGTTACTGGATGGTATGTCACATCCGGAAGCTGCAGATAATCCTCTGCCTTCATGCTGATGCAGATGTCGGAAATGATTTTCAGAATGCTTTCCTCGCTCCCCTGCTTTGCCTTGTAGTTATATACCACATTGTTCCCGCGTTCTCCCGGATCAAAATACCGTTCCCTGAACTGCGTATATCTTTTTCCGAGTCGTTCACCTCCGTCTAACAGATAGATCTGTGCCCACAGGTCGTCAAGTCCGTTCGGGGATGGGGTTCCCGTAAGCTCTACAAGACGGTTGATCCTTGTTCCCACACCTGCAAGTGCTTTAAACCGTTTTGCTTTATGGCTCTTAAAGCTGCTGGATTCATCGATCACCACCATGTCAAACGGCCAGCTGTTCCGGTAATAATCCACTAACCACACTACATTCTCCCTGTTGGTGATGTAGATGTCTGCCGGTGTGTTCAGTGCACGGATGCGTTTTGTCTGACTTCCAAGTACCTGAGATACCCTCAGCATCTGCGTGTGCTCCCATTTATCTTTTTCCTTGGACCATGTTCCTTCGGCCACTTTCTTCGGTGCGATCACAAGCACTTTCCGTACTTCAAACCGGTTATATTTCAATTCCTTCACGGCCGTTAATGTTGTGATCGTTTTTCCCAGTCCCATATCGAGAAATAACCCGATTTTTTTTATCTCGATGATCTTTTCAATACAGTGTTTCTGATAGCCGTGTGGTTTAAACTCCATCTGTTTTCACCCCTTTGTATTTTCCGGAAAGTAGAATGCTCACTTGCGGATATCCGTATTTCCCGAAAAATTTGATCAATCCGACTATCCCCTTTACTACTTCCACCGTTTGGCCAAGTTCTCTCAGCCTTTTCACCTGTACAGTCTGCAGGTTCGTAAGCACGCCTGTGTCCGTTTTCAATTCCACAAACACCGGGGGTTTTTTCGGGAATATTACAATCCGGTCCGGCACCCCGCTGTTCCCGGGACTGACAAACTTATATGCCTTACCTCCCAACTTCTTCACTTCTGCCACCAGTATTTTCTCAATCTCTTTCTCTTTCTCTGACATTTTCACACCTCCTGCAACATCTACAACCTCGCACGCGTATGTGTACTCTCTATTAGGCGCGTTAGGTAATACATATAGCGTACGTGTACTCTTTATTTTTATTTTTTTATTTTTATATAAAAGTTTGTTCACATTGTTCACATATATCTGTGGATACCTATATTTACTGGTTTACAACCGTGAACATTTATGTGACAATCCCGTTAACATGTGAACAAACTCGTGATTTTTCTAATTTTTTTCATTTTTTTTGACTTTGTTCACGAAAACCATACTTTGTTCGCGAACGTTACACTACCTTGTTCACACCCTCTCAAACCCTCTTTGGGTTCCATAAAAGCCGTATCTCTGCGTTGCTTTATTTCTTTTCCAGCCGCCTATGCTCAGTAAAATATTATTAATCTCCATACTGTCTCTTTTTCCCATGTACTTGATATCACTTCCAAAACATTCCTGCCAAATCTCTGCAGCACATACCTTTTCCCGGTCTACCAGAACCTGTTTTTCTGCTGTCTGCATCCCTCCCTGGAGGTACTGCCGCCTCTGCAATAGGTTCATGCTATTCCAGTCTGCTGGGATTTTTCTATCCAAAAATTCCCTTATTACACCTTCTTTTGCAAAAGACTCCCTGTGTTTTTCCTGCTGTTCTTCTGCCAGTTTTTCAATCTCTTTCGGTAAAAATAATTCTTCCCCCATTGCCCAATACACGTAGACTTCTGCCCATATCTGATCCACTTCCAAAGGGAGATGCTGCCATACCGATTTCTTTGCTTTATGTTCTCCTACATCCACCGGCCAGAACCTTCTGTTCCCCGTGGAATCCTTTAAAAACTCGCTGTCGTTGCTTGTACCGAAGAATACGCACCGTCTTGGGTATTTATTCGTTGTACGTCCATAAGCCGCCCTATAGATATCATGCGTCTTGCTCAGAAACTGTTTGACCGCACTGGTCTCCTGCTTCGTCATCGCCGTCAGTTCCCCGACTTCATTGATCCAAGTTCCCTGTATCAGCTCCGCCGACTCTTTTCCTTCGAAACTTGTGAGGGAATCAGAAAACCACTCTCTTCCAAGAATTGCAAGAAATGTACTCTTTCCAATCCCCTGCGGTCCTGCAAAGATCGGCATGTAATCATATTTCACACCGCCTAAGATTCCCCTTGCCACTGCAGCACACAATGATTTCCGTATTACTGCACGCGTATAGAGGTTATCATCAGCCCCAAGATAATCCGAAAGAAGCGTATCCACCCTCTTTACACCGTCCCATTTGAGACTTGTCAGGTATTCCTTCACCTCATTGACCTTGTTCTGACTGCTGACGATCAGAAGACCATTGTCCAGCTTTTCCTTGCCTGTAATCCCGTAAAATGTCTCCATATAGCGATAATATCCGGCATAGTCCACATCTTCCCATCTCCGCTTTCCTTCTCTCTGATTCCACGGAAGGCTCCCGCGCACCATGCCGCAGCTTGCAAACTCATCTGTCACAATCTTTCCTTTCAAAAAAGGGTCATTCTCCAGGATCATGGTCACGTTATTGATTGTTTTTTCAATCCTATTATTTCCGTCTCTTGTAAGTCTTAAGACCCAGTCCACATTTTCATCCTCAGCCGGATTCATGCCGGAGACTTCTTTTGCCTGTTCAAACTTCTCTTTTACCACAAGTCCTGACACTGTCTTGTCTTCCCTTGCAAGCTTTGACATTGCTTGGAAAGATGGAAGCTTATTCACCGGAGTTGCCTCTTTTGATTCCTTATCCCTGTCAGAAAACATATGCAGCCTGATCAAGTCAAACGCATTCACAAGCTGTCCGGAGCATGGATCCGTTGCATGGTGGGAATATAAGAATAGATCGTCATCGTACAGGATCGCCCCGCCTGTTGTGGATCCACCAGTGTATGTATATCTCCCCGGAATATCCGTTGCCTCATACATGCCAGGGATAAATTTCTCCATTGCCTGCGTGACCGTATAAGTGCGGCAGAACGCCCCAATGATTCCTTTTTTCTCTAGCGGGTTCTCCTGCCTTGCAAGTCTTCTGCGCTCGATCGCATCACTTCCCGGTACCTGCGGCCACTCGCTCACGCACTTCCAGTCCTGATACATCCCGAGCAATCCGTCCAGACTGCAGAACGGATGATCATAACTTTTACAGATATATTCCCCATCACTACAGCAGCTTGGCCAGTACATTAACCGGCTTGCGTCAAATGTCGTTGGGTCACAGAACTCGATCCCAATCAGTGCTGCTGCTTTTCTTGCTGCCGGCTCATATTCATCGGAGGTTGCTGTCCTGTCTAACGGAATCAGCACCCTCAGTCTTGGTGCATATCCTGTATGTTTTCTTGTACTGTAGACTGCAGCTGCACATCCAAGCCCTGATACTCTTTTCAATATTTCATCCGTCTGTCCTGCTGGGATATTATCCATATCCAAAGTCAAAATATCCCTTCCTTGTACATAAGAGCTCTTTCTCCTGTCATTGATAAAGGTGCCGCCTACGAATCCTCCTACGTCCTTCAATTCCGCCTGCTGGCTTTTCCCCAGCGCCAGATATTCCTCCATTGTTTCAGAACTTCTTACCGGATTTTTCAGACGGTCCACAAAATCAGACCACATGATTTCATTCTTCGGCCAGTACGTTGCCTTTCTGGTTCCGGCCGTGCTGATCCATAATTTTCTATTGTAATCCATCTGTTTCCTCCTAGTCTTTCATATAATAACTGCTTTCAAATCCGGCTCCCTTTAAGAGCAACCCCGGTGCCCAGCTGATTGGTTCCGCCATCAAGTCACAGATTTGTTCCGCCGTTACTTCCATCGGCGCATCAATGATAACCTCGTCATGTACGTGGAATACGACCTGCAAGCCTAATTGCTCAATCCTTCTGAGGGTTTCAGCTAAACAGTCCCTTGCGATTGCCTGCACGATATTTTCCGTCATTTTTCCTCCATAAGTAGATGCCACTTCCCATTTTTTTGTCTGCTGTCCGACTGTATAATAATGGATTGCCATCTTTCCGAACTGATTTTCCTTTAAGAACGGTTTCGGATAAAAAAGTTTTCGCCCACTTGGCAATTGTACTGTCAGGAAGCTCTGTCCATACATCAGCTCTCCCTCATACCGGAAAATCAAACCGTTGATGCCCTGTGGCTGAGCCGTCTGCATCGTTGTAAGCGCTGCCTGTTCCACCGCATACCACAAATCTCGGATTCTCGGATTCGCATTTCTCCATCTCTGTACAATATCCGGAAGTTCCTCTTCTGCCAGTCCCATGTTCAATGCTCCCATCGCGATCAGCGCAGCTGTTCCTCCCTGGTATCCAAGCGCAAGTGTCGCAACCTTTCCTTTCTGCCTAAGACTGTACTCCGGGTTTCCTTTTACAATCTTTTCAATCGGCACATGGAACATCTGAGATGCCGTTGCTTCATAAATCTTTCCGTGGGTGGCAAATACTTCGTTTACCCACTGTTCTCCCGCAAGCCATGCGATTACACGCGCCTCAATGGCAGAAAAATCAGCAACTACAAACTTATGTCCCTCCGATGGGATAAAGGCTGTTCTGATCAGCTGAGAAAGCGTGTCCGGAACATTTCCATACAAGAACCTTATTCCATCATAATTCTTTGTCTTAACGAGTTCTCTTGCATAGTCTAACGTCTTTAAATAATTTCTTGGAAGATTCTGTAACTGCACAAGACGTCCTGCCCATCTTCCAGTGCGATTCGCCCCATAATATTGTGTCAGACCACGCACACGATCATCTGTACCCTTGGCTGTTTCCATCGCCACATATTTCTTAATGGATGTTTTCCCAAGCTGCTGCCTTATTTCGAGAACACGCCTTATTTCCTTTGAAAGGTCGTTTCTTTCCAAAAGCATGGATACGTCTTCTTTTCGTAGTCCCGGAAGTTCCACATCTGCCTCTAGGCTGTCTGATAGTTCTTTTTCCACCCATACTTTCAACTGTGCTGTACTGTTTGGATTCTGCAGTCCTGTAATATTGATCGCCTCTTCTGTCAGCTCCGCACTGCTCACTCCGTCTATCGTCAGGGCTCCTTCAATCAGTTTCGAATCCACGCGCACACCAAAGGCGTTCATCCGGATATCCTGCTGCCATAACTCCTGTTCTTCTTCCGGAACCGGAAAATAATTCAGACGTTTTAATATTGCATGCTCTGTTACCACGTCCTGTTTGCAATACCCCTTGAACAATTCCCATTTCTCTGGTGCATGTCTTGGAAGATTCCATGTCCGATTTCCATTGCTCTTTGTCGGTTTACATGGAACGCAGAAGTACCGGATCAATGCTTTTCCGGTTGTCAGTTTCTGCTTGTCCTGCGGAAGTCCGATTGCCTTTCCGGTCGCATCCAGTCCGGCTGTGTAACCACAATACAGTCCATGTATCATAGTACATCTCCACTGTTCTAATGGTGTCTCGTAACCGGCACGATTCAGGCAATACCATTCAAACGCTGCATTGTATGCATGTTTTACAACAGCCACATCTTTCAGCATCAGCTGTACATTTTCCGGGATCTGCTCTCCCTGTGCCAAATCCACAAGCTCAACTTCTCCATCATCCATCTGATAAGCAAACAATAACACTTCAAAATCTTCTGACTGTGCATATCTGTACAATCCGGCTTTTCCGATATCCACGCTGCTCTTTGTTTCAATGTCTATACTCAAATGCCTTAACATCTGCGTCCCTCCTGTTACGAAAAGGGGCATACGCCCCTAAATATCCTACATTGGTAATCCGGTAATCGGATTTATTGTAGGTTGTGTCTGCTGATATTGCTGCGTTTCTTGCGCTGCAGTCTGCTGAGGTGCAGGTGCTCCAAAAGCTTGTGAAGCTGTCGGTGCACTTCCTCCTAATGCTTCTCCATCTGCAAGCTTCTGCACCGGACCTAGTCCGCATCCGATTCCTTTCTTGCCTCCGAATGCATATGGGAAGAAATTCACATTCACTCTTGCATAGATACCACTGTAAATCTCTGACTGATTGATAATCGGATTCAGATTCGCGTCTACAACTTCCGGTGGATAATCAGCTTTTGCACCTGCAGTGAATACCCAGTGTCCTTTGCATTCCGGACCAAATGCCATCCCGTCTGATGGTCTCACTCCATCTCCGTCGTATACCGGAGTCGAAACGATTGGAGGACACACTCCGTTCCATTTATCTGAAACCCCTCTCTGCTTAGCAGCTTCAATTGCTGCATTGATCCGGTTCATCGTATCCATATCTGTCTTTGGTACCAAGATGGTTACCTGAAATTTTTCTTCCTGTCCCGGCTGATACGCGTATGGTTTGAATACATGTACATATGATAATCTTACTTTTCCTGTTGTTACGTTTGTTAAATTTTCCATGATTATTGCTCCTCCTGAAATGCCTTTTCGGCTGTGATTTTATTTGTAATTGCTTCTCGTTTATCGGACTCCTTCACAAGGGTCGGCTTGCCCGGATTCTTTACGACCATACTGCCGACCATCTCCGCAAAATCTTTCTTCCCGATTGTCTTTTCTACCTGTGCAAGTGTTAATGCTTTCTTTTCGTACAGAATTTCTTCTGCAATTCCTTTTTCCTTCAACACTTCAAATGCTGCATCCATATCAGTCCAGTCGCGTGAACCTCTTCCTTCTACTGCCTTCCATCCAGGAACCTCATGTCCGGCAAGGCATTCTTTCAATGCATGTTCTTTTAGGTCTGAAAGCCATTTGGCCACATCTTCCCCGGTGGAAAGATATTTTCCCATTTCCTCATTACTGATCAGCGGCGGAAGTTTTCCTTTATCCGGGCTAAAAGCCAGCTTTACGTTTTCTTCTGCTCTTGCCCTGCACTGTGCTTTTCCCCTGCAGAACCGACACTGTTTTTCTCCAGGGCAGAACTCTCCCTCTCCATTAATTGCCAGTTTCGCACGATCCTTTACATATTCTGCAAATTCAAGTAATTCCCCTAATGGACATTCCCATTCTGAAATACTGTCTAGCCTAGGCTGAATGATCACAAGATGGATGCTCCGAATGTCGTATAAGAAACTGTACGCCTGATATGCGCCGAGCGCATACAGCATCATCTGTGGATTTTCTTCTACGCTGACCGGCACCCCTTTTCCATACTTGAGGTCAATTACGTGCAACGTATTTCCACTTAACAGGATGCAGTCTGCAGTTCCAAATCCATCCGGAACATACTGACTAAAATCCACCCGCTTTTCAATTGCCGAATAAGGCTCTGCCGGAAATGAAAGCGCAAGCGTTTTAATGTAATCCTTATAGATTTCTGTATAACCGTCCATTTCATCCTGCCACAGTTCTTCGGTTTTCAGTTTTTTAACCTCGGCGTTATATTTCCGTTTTCCAAACTCTTTTGTCTGAAAATAATGTCTCAGCTTCATCTCAGCCAGCTCATGCGCCAAAGTTCCTTCTTTGGCCGCATCTGATGTGGTATCCGGAAACTGTTCTTCCAGTCTTGCACTCGGAGTGCACAGGAGCCATCGATGTGCTCCCGATGCACTTAAGACCGCATGTGTTCTCTCCTGATGGCTCATTAGATCTGCGCCCCCATTCCGCGAAGTCCTGTCGCAAAGTTCCCATAATGTTCCGGTGAAAGCTCCATCAAAGATGCTACTCCGAAGCTTTGGATTAGCTGCATAAGCTGCGCCTGCATCCCCTTGTCCATCAGCTGCATGGCTGCCTTAGACAGATCATCTCTTGTATACGTCGGTTCAGATGTCGGTACTGCTGCGGGTGCCTGCACTGACGGTGCTGATGCTTGTACTGGTACTGAAGGAGTTGGTACGGCCCCCGTTGTGTTCTGCTGTGGAATGGATGCATTCCCCCAAGGAGCTTCTTCCGTACTCTGCTGTTCGTGCACGGCTTGTCCGACAGCTGCCTCGTCCATTTGTACAGATTTTCCTCCCATTGCAACTGCCAGCTGCATAAGTGCCTCTGATAATTCTTTTAATCCTGGTACATTGATTGTTACTTCTAAACTCATTACTGTTTCCTCTCTTTCATATATGTATGGTTAATTGTTCCATTGACTTTTCCTCTCTTCTATTTATGAGTTATCCGAAAATCTAAATTCCATCAGATCAGCAAGCATCAAGTATTCCTTTGCCTTTTTCGTTTCCCCATGCGTCTCTACTACCTTTTTACGGAATTCTGATAAATTTCCATAAAAACATCCACATCTCACACCAATTTCTCCTGCTTTTGTTTTAAAAAATGTAGTTGTACGATATTCGGAGCCAAAACCATGCACCGTGGCGTAGTCAGCATTACCATACACCCGAGCATCATCGCACACCCGAGCATTACCATACACCCAAGCATTACCGTACACCCGAGCATCATCGCACACCCAAGCATTACCACACACCTCAGCATTACCATACACCCAAGCATTGCCGTACACACTAGCATTACCATACACACTAGCATTACCGTACACCCGAGCATTGCCATACACCTCAGCATTACCATACACCCAAGCATTGCCTTCATGATTTAGATTTTCTTCTTTTTCCACGAAACCGCCAAGCTCACCCGCTTTAACGTTTCCAAACTCGATTAATGCTTTAATACGAAATAATTTTGTCCCGAAAATATTAGTGATAAACTCACTTGTTAACTCAAATTTTTTCATTTGACTTTCCCTCCAAAATCCTCTACAATTTAATTGGTTTATTATCCGAGTACCCGAGCTTGCCGGCTCATGTGGGTGCTCTTTTTTAGAATCCCATTGTAGTTAAAAACGTAAGACATCTTCCAACCACCATTCCAAATCCAAATATC